GGGATTTGAGTATCACTATTGGTGTGGCATTCCAACCCCTGAACAGCAAACACGAACCCTTCAGAAAACCAGCCTTCAACAACAAACCACACTGAATGTTGCGTCAAGTTTGGCACTTGAAGCTAAAATCCAACAATTGCGTGAACATGAACGCAATCGCATTCAGAAGGAACTTACAGGCCAAATGAATTGTGATGATGATCAGAAAAACTTGAAAAATCCAGGGAAGCAATCATCAGAGAGCAAGATTCTGGGAAAGCTTAAAACGCTTTTGCCAGGGAAGACTGAATCTCATGTTGTCGCCGACCACGCCCCCGGAAATCCATTCGAGGGTGAAGAAGACGACGATGTCGAGGATGAATATCTGAGTGTTTGCTCAGAGACTGACTCCTCAAAACCGCGTACGAAAATTCCAACTTCGCGAATGATACCTAAGCCTGTCCATGCCGCGCTACAAAGCGTAGCGGACACGGCTCACAGTATCGATCAAAATTCTACAGACATGAAGTTCACGTTCCGTGACATCAGAAATGATATTGCTGCGACGCGTGAAGCTGTCAAGAAGACGAGTGCGAGAATTACGTCAACGTGTGATCGAGCTACAGATGCCATTGTTTCTACTAAGCAGAAATTTCATGACAAAATGGATGAAATCCGACAGGATATCAAGCATGATGGATTGTTTTCTATGCTTTTTGGGAAGGAGAGCGCTCATAGTAAGATCATACAAATACTTTTAGTTGATGCACTTGAGTGTGTGACAATTAGAAGCAAAGCGAAATGGATTGGGATGCTGGTGAAAATCGGCATCTCGATTGGACTGACGAACAAGCTCGTAGGCTTGGTAATGAAGTACTTTCGTGAGAGAACCTCAACCGAAGTGACCCCGACCGAAAATCATCAGGGGGATGCAACGGGACAAGCATTTGGCGATCAAATGCCGCTTATTTGTTCAATTGTATCGGTTCTCATCATGTTTTGGTGCTTTTGCACTAAGTGGCGGCACTCATGTGGATGGTAAGAAATTGCCAACCATGTGGGATTGGGCCGCGGAGCGTGGACGACAAGCCTTCTCATTAGACCGAGGAGTAGAATCCATGTTCAAATTTTTTGACAAAGTAAACAAGTGGGTAGTGAAAGCTGTGAAGAAATTCATGCCTTTAAATGACGTCCAGTTCAAGTGTTTGCAAGAGGAGGAATTCCTTAAGTTGACACAGAAGATTGTGAAAGATGTTACCCCCTTGTTAGAAGTGAAACAGCAAGTGAGAATTTTTGCAGATGCAAATCTGCGAAAATTAGTTGTGAGTGTTGATCGATTATATGCGGAATGGTGGGTCATGACGACTGATCCAGAAATTTCGCGGAAGCATAGTTCTTTAACCATGCGAATCGAGAGACTAATTAAAGATCTTCGAGCGAGGATTATAAGCATCATTGACACGCCTAGTGTGCGTATTGATCCATATCACATTTCTTTCTTTGGAGGGAGTGGATTGGGAAAATCGTACCTGGCATCTGTGGTGGCTTATGTGTTGGGAAAGTCTCAGAATGTGCCTACGGAAGATCTTTTCTATCCACGGTGCCCCGACATGGAGTTCTGGGACAATTACCACTGTCAAGAATTTGTTGGTATCGATGATGTGGATCAAATCGATGACCAGGAACAAGCAGGAGAGTTGATCCAGTTGAAGTCCAATGTGCCAAAAGTTTTACCGATGGCCCATTTGGAAACAAAGGGAGCGATGTTTTCGAGTCGAGGCATGATCACGACCACCAATGTGGCGTACCCCGAACCGAAGGCGATTAAGTGCAAGTTGGCCTATAAGCGACGAAGAAACGTACTCGTCGAATGCATTGCGGTTGAGGAGAGTCAGGCTTTTGACTTGTCCCACTTCCGGTTTGTATTCCGTGATCCAACTGATTCCACTCGAGCACCATTGAGCGAGCAGATGAATTTTCACGAGTTGATGTTCGAGCTTGCAGTGGGGTACTCTCAATACCTCAAAGTTCAGCATCGACTTGTACGTGGTCCGTGCCCAGACAATGTTTTTAAACCATTGTACGTATACTCGAATACCGATGAAAGTCGGTTGAAGGTGTATGAACTGTGTCAGGAGATAATGTCTAGAACGTCGGACGAAACGGACCAGTACATGAGAGATATCTCGGAGATTGTCACCAATTGGAGCGAATCAGAAATCGTTCTCCCTCCTGCTAAAGAGGGAGTACCCACTGATTTCAATCGAGAGCTAAAGTTAGTAAAGAAGAAGAAGCTTACAGTTCAAGATGAAAAATCACCCAGTGCGGACAGCGATGAAGAAGATGAGTTCTTTGAGGACGAAATTCGAGATATGCAGGGCGAGGAAGAACATTATTCTGAGCCCGATGATGA